CTTTGGCATTTGGAAGTTGAAGACTTGCTTGTGTTGAAGAACAACAAGGGAACTGAGGACACTCGTGTCCGCCATATGGATTATGGTGTACAGTTTAATAAGGTGATGTATGAAAGGTTACTTGCGGGATCAACTATTACTCTTTTTAGCCCTAATGATGTTCCTGATCTTTATGACGCTTTTTATAGTGATACCGATACATTTAGGGACCTCTATGAGAAGTATGAGCGTGATCCAAAGATTCGAAAGAAGCCAATTGCAGCAATAGACTTGTTCTCAGCATTTATGACTGAGCGTAAGGATACCGGGCGTGTCTATCTTATGAATGTCGATAATGCAAATAGCCATAGTGCCTTTATCGAAAGCATTGCTCCAATCAAGCAGAGTAACTTATGCTGTGAAATTACATTACCAACTAAACCACTCACTCATATCTTTGATGAAGAAGGTGAGATAAGTCTCTGTACATTATCGGCAATCAACTGGGGTAATATCAAAGAGCCTAAGGATTTCGAACGTCCGTGTAAGTTAGCAGTTCGTGCATTGGATGAATTACTAGACTATCAGGATTATCCAGTACCTGCTGCTAAGATTAGCACAATGAACCGTCGTCCTCTGGGTGTTGGCATCATCAATCTTGCTTATTGGCTTGCCAAGAATGATTTTAAGTATAGCGACGACAGCAGCCTTCCTAAGTTAGATGAGTATATGGAAGCAATGAGTTACTATCTCATTAAAGCCAGTGTTGATCTTGCCATAGAAAAAGGTGCTTGCCCCAAGTCAAATGAGACAAAGTATGCGCAGGGTATCATGCCAATCGATTCTCGAAAACAGGATATTGATGAGGTAGTCGCTTATACTGAAAGAATGGATTGGGATAGTCTTCGTGCCGCGGCAAAGACATATGGCATTCGTAACAGCACTTTGATGGCCTTAATGCCCGCAGAAACCAGTGCTCAGATTGCCAATGCAACTAATGGCATCGAACCTCCACGTAGTTATATTAGTATCAAGCAGAGCAAGCATGGTGTTCTAAAGCAGGTTGTACCGGAGTTTCGTAAACTTAAGAGCAAGTACGAGTTGCTATGGGATCAGCCAAATCCAGAAGGCTATATCAAGATTTGTGCTGTTATGCAGAAGTACATTGATCAGGCCATCTCAGTCAATACTTCATATAATCCTCAGTTCTATCCTGATGAGAAGTTACCAATGAGTGATATGCTTAAGTTGTTGCTACTGCATTATAAGTTAGGTGGCAAGACACTTTACTATTTCAACACTTATGATGGTCAGGGTGAGATCAATGTTGCCAAATTCATGGAAGAATTGCCAGCAGAATCAGCCAGTCAAGAAGCCTGTGAGTCATGTACAATTTGATTAATTTTTAATGAGATTGTATAATTAAACAACAGGAGAATTAGAATGAGCGTATTTGATACTAATAGCCGTCAGGATCATACTAAGGCAAGAGCCTTCTTTGATGAGCCAGTAACCATACAGCGTTACGACACTATGAAGTATCGTCAGTTTGACAAACTAACTGACAAGCAGTTGGGATTCTTTTGGCGTCCGGAAGAGATTGACATTCTCCGTGACGCCAAAGACTTTAAGGATCTAACTGATCACGAGAAGCATATTTTCACAAGTAATCTAAAACGTCAGATATTATTAGATAGTGTTCAAGGTCGTGCTCCTACTGCTGCTTTTGGACCAATTTGTTCGTTGCCAGAACTTGAAACATGGTTTCAAACTTGGACATTCAGTGAGACTATTCACAGTCGTAGTTATACACACATCATCCGTAATATCTATAGCAATCCATCTAAGATATTTGATGAGATGATGGACATTGCCGAGATTGCAGATTGCGCTACTGATATCAGTAAGTACTATGATATGTTGATCTGGTGGAATAATTTACCAAAAAATCAATATGAGCCTGACACAAAATACAAGCATAAGAAAGCATTGTGGATGGCATTGATGTCAGTTAATATCCTGGAGGGGATTCGCTTCTATGTCTCATTTGCTTGCAGTTGGGCATTTGCCGAAGTTAAGAAGATGGAAGGCAATGCCAAGATCATCAAGTTTATTGCTCGTGATGAGAATGTACATCTAGCAGGAACACAGACACTACTCAAGATACTACCAAAAGATGATCCTGACTTTGTTACTATTGCAGAAGAAACTAAGGAAGACTGCATTAAATTATTTATTGATGCAGTTGATCAAGAGAAGAAATGGGCTAACTATCTATTCAAAGATGGCAGTATGATTGGGCTTAACGAACAATTGTTAAGCGAGTATATCGAATGGATCGCTCAAAAGCGTATGACGGCAATTGGGTTGCTATGCCCATATAAGATAGCAAACAATCCGCTACCATGGACTCAGAAGTGGATTGCAGGTGGAGATGTTCAAGTGGCGCCGCAGGAAGTAGAACTAAGCAGTTATATCAGCGGTGGCACAGTTCAAGATGTTGATCAAAATTCTTTTGCTGGGTTCAAACTATAATAACTATAATAAGGAACAGCAATGATAACACTTTATAGCAAACCCTCTTGCCCATATTGTGATAGAGCAGCAGACTATCTTAAGAGAAACAACTTTGCGTTTACAAAAGTTGATGTGACTGAAGATGCAAAAGCATTGGAGTTCATCAAAAGCAAGGGACATAAGACTGTTCCTCAGATATACTACGAGAATAGAGTTTTAGTTGAAGGCGGCTATGATGGTCTAAAAGCACTTCTACCGAATGATTTAACCTTACGGATTCAACAATATGCTAATGGAAAAAACAACTTTCAAATATAATAAAGGCGACGTAATTGATTTTAAATTAATGAGTGGTGAAGAGATAATTGGTAGACTGCACGAAGACCACCCAGATGAATATGTACTAATGAAGCCAATGGCACTGATTAATACTCCAAATGGCGGCCTTGGTATGATGCCTTCCCCAATTGCTTCTGACCACGTAACTCCAGTGATGTTAAATAAACATGCAGTTGCTTTTCATTGCAAGTGTGAGCAGAGTTTAGCCAGTCAATATCTTGAAAAGACCACTGGAATAACAATGCCTACTTCGGGATTAATTTAAGGAATTTTAATGGCAGGACAAAAAGTTGTTACTAAGGGTGATCTAAATAATATGAAAGCGCCTGTTATTAAAGGCGTCAGTGAAGATGTTCTAGTTAACGGTAAAAAAGTTGCTACAAAAAGCAAAAGTATGGTTAAGGATCATCCCAAGCCTGGAAAGGGAAAACACCCAAAAAACGAAATTACTAAAGGGTCGGATACTGTTTTAGTTAACGGTATGAAGATGGCCTTTAAGGGTGTACCTGACAAGTGTAAGCATAAGATGGTAAAAGTTTCCTGTCAGGATGTACTTTGTGATGGGACAATGGGTTAATGGCTATTAATATTATTTCTAATATTGGTACAGGTCAATCTGCCCTTGCTAATCCAGTAACAGCATATTTCAGCGGAAACTTAGCAGGCTCGGGAAATGTTAGAGCAACGTCAGGCAGTATCACGGTAACAGGTGATATTGGACTACTTGGTAATAACTTTGTATTAAGAACAAATACCAATTCATATGTTGGCAGAGTAAGATATAATTATGGTGACCATGTTGAACTTTTTGCAAGTGCTGCTGCTAGTATTAGTTCAGATATAGATTCTACTAATTATCATTATCAAACTTATACACAGGCACCTATCACTTATAATGCTCTCACTCCGCATGGTAATGGAACTATTTCAACATCAACAGTGTCAAATGTTCTAACTGGTGTTGGAACTGATTTTCTTAATCAATTAAATTTAGGTTATCAAATATTTGATCCAAGTACTCAACCAGGACCTACACTGCTAGGGGTAATTAAAACAATTGCAAATAGTACATATGCAACTTTTACAACTAATTGCGCTGTAGACCTAAGCAATATTGCATATGATTTCTACAGTCCAATTAATAAAAATACCTCTAATATATTTGGAACTGGAACACACGTTTTAAATGAATCATTGATTAATTGGAGCAGAAGTGGATTGATTCAGAACTTAACACAAGTAAAAAGTTATCATCCACCAATACAGGATCCAGTTACTGGCATATGGGTAAATTTCCCAGCAAGTATCCATTCAACAGGAACTTTTGCTAATATATTAGATGTGCAAACTACTCATCTAGACTCAGTTGCTGATTGGCAGTTTGCGAATTCTAAAGGTGCTGTAACAGTTTCGGCGTTTGATGCTGAGAATGGAATAGTTGGTAGCAGTATTGAAAAAGCAATTCGTGCTATTCCTTTTAATAACAAAATACAAGCATC